GCCAGCAGCGCGGTTGACGGTAGATAGGCTCTCAGCGAAGGATTTGGAGGTATCATCGATCAGCGCCAAAATGGCGTCCTGGTGTACTATGTTGAACCCGTGCTCGACCGCAATATCGGCATCGACACGCTTAAGTTGCCGAATAGCATCGTCAGCACCCATTTTGTAGTATTCGGGAAGCTCGTCGCGGAGAAATATCTCAACATCAACACCCAGCCGGGTCAAATGGGATTCGATCCGGGCGAGGATAACGCGCCGATTGTAGGCACCAAAATCAGTTGCCGTAGTAATCTCGGCCACGATGTCTTTGTAGGCACGTTTGAATACTTTAACGAGTTTGAGGGCGGTCTTCTCGTTAATTTCAACTTGTAGAGGATAGGTCGGTCTGGCCATTACTTCTTTCTCCTCTTGGGTATCCTATGGCCTGCTTTTCTGGCCCTGCTAACAGCGATCGCTCTACCTTGCCTAGCGGCCTTCGCCCTAGCACCCTTGCCACGAAAGATCTTACCGGACTTGCCGTAGCGATAGCCGCCTTTAACTTTTTGGACTGGCACCCTCAACCACCCCCTTCTCCTTCTTTTTGCTAAACGGACTGCCACCAAAGCCGGGTGTCGGCATTTTTATAGCCTTCTCGTCCTTGATCGCCTTGGCCTTCTCTTCGGCCGGCTCCTCGTCAGTCCCCTCAATGTTCATGATCGCCCCCGCAGCGGTCTGGGTGCCATCTTCGAGGCGCTTGCTCTCGATCTCGACCTGCTCAAACTCATCAATTGGCAACCCGTCCGCCCAGGTAATCTCTGGCGTCTGGGGATCGCCTTTTAGCACCCGACCGTCGAGCTCGATACCCCACACCTTAGCCATTTCCTGTGCTGTGTAGAGCACCTCCTGAATTGCCAAGTGGTAGTAGAGCTTCTTCCTAGTTACCTTGGCTATGGTCCTGAGAATCTTTAATTTGAGCGCGCGACCAGAGTCGCTCTGGCCTTTGCCCATACCCAAGATATCCGGCGAGGTCTCCGAGACCATAAACAGCAGCTCAGTTAGGTTTTCTATCTGCTTAAACGCGTTTTCTAAAGAGGCGTTCCAAACGATATACTCAGGCTTCTCGTCGCCGCCGCTCCCAGTTGGGAACTCGATCATCCCCAGAGCCTCACGGGCCACCTTGCCCTTATCATCTAAAACACCCTCCGGCACAAAAAGAATCGGGCTGGAGTGCTTGTCTAAAATGTTGTCAACCATACTGAGACGGTTATTGAGGGCGTAAAACAGAGCATCTAAATCGTGATAGTCGGACAGTCCCCAGTACCGCCGGCCAGTCTTCCAGTTGGGAATGTGTACCAACAGGGAGCGTGTGGTCCTAGTCTCCTGGTCCTTCTTAAGACCAGTGATGCCTAGGGTGTCTATGTCGACCTGCTCGACCATCTTACCGCCCTTAAGTTTCCATAGTTCGTTGAGGATGTTGCCGGGAGTGTGTATTTCCTTGCGAACATAGCTATCATCCCCGATTTTGAAGCTCCACGCTAACTCCTTGGTCTGCGGGTTCTGGCGAACATTGAAATCGTCTGCTTCTGGGAAGTAGATAGTCGGCGAGATATCCTCAATGATAACGGTTTCCTTTTCACTCTCTACCGCCGGGTTGCGCTTTCCAATCCTGATCTTGAACAGGGCGTCGCCCATGTAGGAATTTGACAGCGCCGACTCGTAGAGCTGAACACCAAGTTTATTTTCACGTACCAAGGCATCCACGAACTCCTGGTCGCCATCATCAGGCATTTTTATTTTCACACCCTCAGAAAATAACATATCCGCCACGACCTTGCTGGTCAGCCCAGCAAAGTTGGCCTTGATGTACCGGAGCTTGCCATAAGCCTTGTTGAAGTCATCGCTATTGATCCGAATACGGAACGCCTCGTAATGTTTACCCAAGAATAGCTGCTCGAAGTAGTTGTAGTCAACCAGGCGCTGTGCGTGTTTCTTGTAGGGGAATGTGGTGCCGTCGCCGGCAGTCCTAGGTGTAACGCTAACCGGGGCCACGCCCGCGACCGACCCAGTGGGATTATCCTTTATTTGTTCGACGGGCTTGGGTGTCAACGCCATGGATTCATTATAACAGTAACACAGCTACAAACACCATCAAAGACCTTTGGGCTTGGTAGCGTAAACCTTGGCCAGCGGCTTCTTATATTTTCGCATCTGCATCGCCACAAACCCGGCAAACAGCGCGTCGTCGTGCTTCCCATCCGCATGCTCGCGCTTCCCGTTATCCTTCTTAACAAATGTCCGCATCTCCCCAAGGGTAATCGCAGAGTTAATCTTTAGACTGCCCTCCTCAAAAGGCCGTAAGAAGTCATCTATCATTATATCGCGTGTCTTAGTATTTGTGCTCCACCCAATCTTTCTGGTGCGGCGCTGCGTCTTCTCATCCATTATAACGCTTGCGTAGTAATTGTCGTATATCTTAGACAGGAACAAAATGGTAGAGAGCATGTTATTCTCCACCCCCACAAAAGCGCCGTTGTAGAGCTCTGCTATAGCCTTGACCCACTCCGCGGACTCGTCTGGGCGGCACTTGACGTAGTATTGGGCCATCTGCTCGATCGGTTCCTCAACAGTGGCACCGCGCTCCCAAACATCAATGCAGGTAAAGTCCGAGCCAAGCCCGCCGGAGGGATCGACCCCGACCACATACTCCTTACCAAACACCGGCGTCTTCCAAATACGCACCCCGGCTTTGTGTAGTCGTGCCAGCTCAGCTACCAGCTTTTCCCGCCCCTCCTGCCCTGCTGGTACGGCAGCGACCAGCGTATCTAAAGATGGTGGCGGAGTGGGGGAGAGCTTGTTCATCACCTCGGGGTCGAAAACACTGCCAGAGCCGCTTTGGAACGCCTCCAATATAGTGGCCGGGTACTCCTGTCTAAATAGCTGAATACCACTTAGGCCAACCCCGCCTCCGGATGTTGCCGACCTAAGCTCGTTGACCTTCCAACGACGCCAAAGTAGTTGGCCGTCAGTCAGATTGTACTGTGTCGCGATATCTCGCTCATTACCGTACTTCCGCGCATCATCTAAGGTAGGCTCTGGTAAATCGCCTGGAATTGAGTATTCGGGGTGTATAAACCACGGGTAGAAGTACGTTTTATAATCCAGCTCCCCGATGTTTGGGTAGTCGTGGCAGCCAATGAAGAAATCGTAGAAGTCGTTTAGCCCATTGCCGGTAGTTTCCTCTGAGACCCAGCCGGTGATCGGTACAGCCTGTTTAGAGCCAGAGTTTAACTCGGCACGGTCCTTGATGTAGGCACTCTCGGTAATGTGGAGTTTTTGAACAGTGCCACCTCGTATTTTCATGGCCACGTAAATAGAGGAGTCTAGCGGTTTTCCGTCCCAACTCCTGACGAAATCGTAGGCCATCTTGGTATCGGTTCTAGTTAGGGGTTTCAACTGCTCTGGGAGATTAACGTAGGCGCGCTTGACGATCTCAAATATCTTAAGCACTGCCGGGCGCTCGTGGGCGAGTATTGCGCACGTAGTACCAGTTACCCACAAGGCCTCGTCGAGAAGATCAATGCAATAGAGGGTGGTAAATCCGAACTGCCTAGCTTTGAGGATCAGGTTCCGCCGGTGACTGCCCCTCTCCGCCAGGTGTTGGCGCTGGATCGGGTTCGGCCGGAACATTATCAGATTCCCCTCTTTGTCCTTGATCTTGTACAGGTGGTTCATCCTCCACCATTTGTCCGCTAGCTTGCTTTCCCAACTTTTCATAGTCAGTCTCGAGACGCTTGATCTGAACACCAACAGCCTCCCCATCTGCCCCAGTCAGCTCCTTCCTGGTGCTAAAGTCCTTCTTTTCCCGACGCTCTAGCCACCATTTGGCGTCCTCTCTGTTGCCGTGTTTTGCGATAGAATTTGCTACTACCTCCCGAGATTTAGCACCTACACTTCCCTGCCAAGCCTTGATTTCCTGCCGAAGTTCGTCGTCGTCCACAAGCCAAGTCGCAATCGTAGATTGCGGAAACCCAGCTAACTCACAGGCCCTGTTAACAGAATACCCAAGCACAAAGTAGTGCTCCAGCGCCTCGATAACTTTTTCTTTATCCCACGCCTTCCCTTGAGACATAATTATTGTACCTTTTTATTATAACATCGCAGTATTTAGGGTCAATCTCCATCATGTAGCAGGTTCTATCAAGTTGTTCGCAAGCTATTAGGGTTGAGCCGGAGCCGCCGAAGAGGTCTGCAATGATATTATCCTCCTTGCTAAACTTCTTGATAAACCAGGCTGCTAGTGCGACTGGCTTCTGGGTAGGATGTACCCGCTTTTCGGTGTCCAAACCATGATGACCTGACCACATTTGTCTAATTATTTCCCTTTTATGTGATTGCTTGCTCCAACATATCTCGAAAGTATTACCAACCACCCTATCCATGCTTTCACTTAGTCTTTTGTCCCAAACAAACCACGATCCCCCTTTAGGAAGCGCTCGGCAGTAATAATCTCCCCCCCACATAAATACCTCATTTGCCAAATTAAGATAGGGTGTTGGGTCAAAACCTTCGGTATCACCTATAACCTTATCAAACCGCTTGCCCGTCTTTCTATGTGCCACATCACCCGAAAACATAGTATCGAAGTCGGTATCCAAATCTACCCCATAAGGTGGGTCAGTAAACACCATATCCGCCTTCTTTCCATCCATCAGCTTCTCCACATCTTCTTTCTTCAACGAATCTCCACACATGAGTCGGTGTCGGCCTAGTTCGTACACCTCGCCCAGTTTACTCTTCGGCTCTCCCTTCGAGATCGGCGGCGCCTCGTCCTCATCAACCGGCCGGTAGCGATCCAGCAAGGTCTTTAGATCAATACTTTTACCGAGATCGATCTTTATACTTTCAAGCTCCGGAAAGTCAATAGCTAGCTCGGCCAGCCTCTCACCCTCGTAGTAACCAGACCTCTCGTTATCAACTAGGGCGTACCAAACCATCTCCTCCTTGTTTCTAGTACGCACCCGCACGATGCGGGCCTCTGAGAAGTGCTGCACAACCTCGTTCCTACTCTTAAACACGCTACCACCCAGCCACTCGTCGGGGAACTTCCCCCGGCTCAGCTCGCCCATCGCTGGGTAGCGCATGTTACCACCGAGAATGATGCTATCCTGGTTTACTAAGAGAGGCTTGAACTG